CAAGTCGCCTTCACCATGACTCGGGAGGAAAACGCCGAGCGGCGAGCGGCTGGAAAGTTTGCGCAGCTATCGATCGACGACGTGATCCGGGCTTATCGGAAGGCACCGCGAGATCCCGAAGACATCCCCGAGGATCCCTACTGCCCGCACGACTGCGACCGGGGTGAGGCGTACATGATCGACCGGGAAGGATACGAGACGCTTGTGCCGTGCTCCTGTCAGGCCGGCGAGTACCTGCGGTCCACCCGTCGAATCTACAAAGGCCGGCGCAACGTGGACGAGCTTCTGCGCTTCGGCTGGACGATGAAGCCGCCGCCTTTTCAGGTGAGTGAGGAGGATTTGCTCTTTCTAATGGCGCGAGCCCGAGAGGCCGGGATCGGCGGGGCTATGTGGGAATTTCAAAACAACCGACGGATCGAGCCGCGCGACGCAAACAAGGACGAGGCCGCGATCCTGCTTGGAAAGAGCATCGGACGGTCGGCGTGAGTTATAGTGGGGGTGCGCGTTGCAGTGGGACGAGTCACCCAACGCCGGCTAGCTAAGGAGGTCAGGTGCCAGCTACACCCCAAGCCGAGACTTTAACAGATTCTCTTTGGACACTGCGCCGAAGGGCCTAAGCTGATAGTGATGCCACGAACTAAAGACAGCGCAAAGCGACGAGCAGCGGCAGTGTTAGCCGACGGCGGCAGCCAGCGAGAAGCCGGAAGAGCCGCCGGAAGATCGAAAAGCACGGTCCAATATTGGCTTCAGACAGACCCTAGCTTTTCTGCCGGAATAGGCCGCGCTAAAGAGGCAATCCTAAAACAGGCGTCTGAATTGGCGACGCTAAGCTATCGCGAGATGCTCGACAGACTGCGCGACGACGAGCAGCGAGAGGCGCTGGAGTTCCGCGATCTAAACCGGACCTGGGGCACGGCTGCCGACAAGGTGACGCAAGCAGCGCGAGAGGAAGCGGCGAACGCTCCCGAAGCCGACGGGCTGGCCGGGCTTAGCCGCGAGGAGCTGCTCGACAAGCTAGCCGCCGACCTCACGCCGGAGATGCTCGAAGCGATCCGCGAGCGCCAGCAGTGAGTCTTGCCGCCGCAGCCGCCGCATTGGCAGCCAACCCGCTCGCACTCTATCGGCCACGCCCAGGACAGGAGCAGTTCCACCGGAGCAGCGCTCAGGCTCGGTGCATGCGCGGGCCGAACCAGATCGTCGGCAAGAGCTACGCCGGATGTGCCGAGGCGCTTTGGTGGCTGACCCACACTCACCCGCACCGCAGCATCCCCGATCGCCCCGTGGCCGGTCGGCTTGTGCCTTACTCCGACGACAGCAGCAAAGAGATCGAGTCGAAGCTTTACGAGCTGCTTCCGAAGGCGCTGCTTCACCCAGACTGCCGCTATCACCCAGACCGCGGCTTTAGGGTCGGCAACCGTCGGATGTTGCGCCTTAAGTCCGGCGACTCGCTCGGCATTGTCTCGCAGAGCGCCGGCACGCTGGCCGCCGCAGGTGCGACGCTGGACTTTGTCTGGTTGGACGAGCCACCAGAGGAGCGCATCTATGCCGAGGCGCAGAGCCGCGTCCTAGTTCGCAAGGGTTCGATTTGGCTTACACTGACGCCGGTAGGGCGCCCGGTGGGCTGGCTCAAGGATGCTTGCGAGCGCGGACAGATCGAAGACATCCACGTCCCGCCGACGCCGGCGAACACCGGGCTCGACTCCGAGCGTCTGGAGACGATCCGGGAGATGATTCTGCCGAGCGAACGCCCGCAGCGATTCGAGGGCGAGTGGGAAGGCGCCACGCCGGATCGATTCTTTGGGGCGTGGTCGGATGACTTCATCTCGAAGACGCTTCCGGCCTCCGAGGTGCAGATCGCTTTGGGCGTCGACCACGGCGAGGACGCGGGCCGAGAGGCTGCGCTGCTTGTGGCTTTCGATGTCTCCGACAAGATGCGCCCGCGGGCTTACTTTCTCGACGAGTACACGAGCGCAGGCCGCACCGGGATCGAGGCGGATGCAAACGGGATCCTCGACATGCTTGCACGCTGGGACCTAGGCCCCGAGGCGGTGGACTCCGCGGTGGGCGACACGAACAGCGCCGGAAAGAGCGAGGCCGGCTACAGGGTAAACCAACTACTAGAGCAACGGATCGCGGTGTCGGTCGGCCTGCCGCCCACGTCGCCGCCCTTCAAGATCCGCCCAGCTCGGAAGGGTCCGGGCTCGGTGGCCTACACTGCTCGGCTCTTGCACTCGGCCATGGTCCGCGGAGATGTGCGCGTGCACCCTAACTGCGAGCGGCTGATCCAGGGTTTCCGACACTGGCGCGGCCCAGGCGGCAACGCACAAAACAAAGAGCTATCTCATATCCTCGACGCGGCTCGCTACATTGGCCGCGAATACCTCGACACTCGACAACGCAGCGAGGACAGGATCCGGGTTCGTTAGCGCTTGCACTTGACAAGCTGCTAGGATTACCCTCGCAGGGCGCACACTGGGACAGGACGACATGACCGCAGACAAAACGCTTGCAGCAATTCCGCCCCTTCCCGGGCCAGACGACGAGTCGCGCCGCAACCACTCTCGGCTCCGTCGCCGCTTGCTTGAGGGCCAGTGGAAGCAGGACCTAGAAAACAAGGCCCGCGCATTCTTCCCACCGCAGACCGTTCAGCGCTTTGGCAACCTCGACGTGTCGCGCAATCTGTTTGCGACCATCACAAAGCAGCTTGCGGTTCAGTACGATGTGCCGCCCCGCGTCGACCACGAGGGCGCCGATGTCGACGACTTTGCCGCCCGCGTCCGGGCTGACGGTCTCTGGGCCATTTCGTCCCGAAACGCTCGCAACACCATCGGAATGCGCGAGGGCCTGGTCCGAACCGACTATGTGCAAGACCGCGGCGAACTGCTCTACCGAGCGGTTCCGTCCGATCTGGTCTATGCCGAAGCCAACGCCGACAACCCCGATCAGCCTACCTGCGTTGTCGAGGCGCAGATTCGATCGGTCGACGTGAACGACGGCAAAGGCGCACAAGACCGCTGGACCTGGGACGTGCTCGACATTCGCGATCCGCAGGAGCCGAGCTATAAGGTGCTGCTCCCCGGCTCCGGCGCTCGACTCGAAGAGGCCCACGACATTACCGAGCAGATCCTAGGCGGCACCTTCAGCGGTGCGGACTATCCGTATTTGGTCGAAGGCGCGCCTGTCCTCCCTTACGCGCTCTACCACGCGCAGCAGACCGGGAACCTCTGGGATTGGTGGGAGAATAGCGAGCAGGTTGAGTCCACGCTCCTGATCGCTTGCTACTACACCTTCTGGGGCTATCTGGTCCGAGACGCTAGCTTCTCGCAGCGGTGGGGAATCGGCCTAAGCCTCTCGGGCGGCAGCATCCGCGGCACCGGCAAGGCGGCTCGCAAAGAGGTCCACCTTGATCCGACGTCGATCGCGATGTTCACCGAGGAGGTGCCCGGCGGCGGTCGCCTCGGCCAGTTTGGGGCCAGCGTCGATCCGGAGCGCCTCCAGCTCGCGATCGACCAGTACGAGCAGCGAACGCTTGCCCACGCCGGCCTAACCCCCGACGACTTCCAGCGCAGCGGCGGCAGCGCCGAGTCGGGCTATGCCATCGCCCTCAAGCGCGAGACTGTGCGCCGCTTGCAGAAGTCTAGTGAGGCCCAGTTCGAGCGGGCCGACAAGGAAGTGCTCGCGCTTTCGGCTGCGCTGCTTAACGCAAACGAAGGTAGCAACCTTCCCGAGTCAGGCTATTCGGTGCGCTACACGGCACTGCCGCCGACCCCGACCGAGCGAGCCGCGCGAGTCGAAGAGGTGCGAGCTAAGTTCGAGATCGGCCTAGCGTCGCCGGTCGATTTTATCCTTGCCGAGAATCCCGGCATGGAGCGCGAAGAGGCAATCGCGCATCTTGAGACAATTAGGCGCGAGCGTGCGCTGTTCCCGCAAGCAGGAGGCGGTAACTAATGAGCGAAGAGACACCTAAGACATTCACCGAGGCCCAGGTCCAGGAGCTGATCCAGACCCGCACCGCAGAGATCCGAGACTCTCGCAACGCGCTACAGGCCGAGCTGAACGAGCTACGTCCCGCGGCGGCAGCCTGGGAGAAGAAGGCGATCGGCTTCCAGGCCGAGCTAGAGACGCTCTCGGAGGTCCGCTCCCAGTTCGACGCGCTAAACGCAAAGCACGCCGAGGCCGAGCAGCGGTGGGCGCAGGACCGGGTGCTGCTGTCTGCGGGTATCTCCGACGACGACGTGGCCGACGTGCTCCGGGCGAAGTACTCGCGAGCAGAGGAGCCGGGCAGCTTCGGCGACTGGTTTGAGGCGCACGGACGCACGAGTCCGATCGCCGCGGCTTTCCTCAACACGCCCGCGCCGACGCCGGCTCCTGCCGAGGTCGAGCAACCCGGAACGCCTGCGATGCCGAAGAGCACCAACGGCACAAGGCCGACGCCGCCTGCGGCCCAGCCTTACACGCCCGGCGCAGTCTCGGGGATGACTCGCGAGGAGTTCGCCCGACAGAAGGACGAGCTGCTGAAGGGCCTATCGCTGCCGCTTTAGTTGTTGATGGCAAGCGATCTGCCCCGTTACGCTGAACGCGTCCGGTGCGCCGCAGGTCACTCCCACCTTAACGGGCGAGCGCGTAGCACCGGCCCAGCGCCGGTCACTCCCACCCTACGGGCGAGCGTTGCGAACAACTGAACAACCGCGGCCAGCGTGCCGCACTTTGGGAGTAAGCCACCATGGCAAACGAGATTACCTATACAGGGCAGGGAGATAACCTGCGCGCGGCAGAGGTGTTCAACCGCCTCATTTGGGAACTGGTCTACGATCGCACTGACCTTCGACAGCTTTGCGTCCGCCTCGGCGACCTCGGGGGCTCCGGCTCCGCGGTGCTTGAGACGCCGCAGATCGACTACGATCTTCCCATGAGCGCTGCCAACGCCGATGAGGTCA